TGACCTGCAACTTCATATGCACGAGGCATTTCACTTTCTTGAGCAAGTTCTAAGATACCGTTGATTGCTTCTTGTCCTTTTTCGATGATGGAATATAAATTACCCCTCGTATACTCGTAGTCTTTACGAATATCCTCGTTGGAGTTTTCAAATTTTGTGATTTGTTTTTCGACATCATCCTTCTTAACTTCAATCGGTTCGACATCAAATGTTTCGTTGAGCTTTTCATACTTATCCATAGGTTAACCTCAGAAGACATTACCATCAAACCCGAAATCATCTCCAAGTTCTATTTGTACATTATCATTGTTATTGATAGTGTAGACCTTAGAACCAAGAACGTGGTTCTGAAGAGGAGACTTATCTTCAGCTCTCCTTACCACCAACTTATTGTCTGCAACAGTCTCAACATACATCTCTTCTTGGTCGATATAGATGTAAGAACCTTCTGTGATTGCTGAACCATTTTCAACATCAATCACAGTCTCATTCATATCAACATTTTCAGCAAGAAGTGTTGCTACTACACCATCATAATCTTTGATAGCTCTTGGTGTGACCTGATATGTAACATCTCTCTCATACTTATTAGACTTAGACCCAGCAATGTAACCAACAGTGACCTTCTTAATGATATCGTTAGAGACATCCTTCAGAGGACCGAAGACATAAGTCTTTGCAGTAAATGTAAATGTATAGAGAAGAGCCCTTCTTGTGTCAAAGTTGCCTTCATACTCATCAGTCATGTCGATGTTCTCAAGAACAACAGGGACATTCAAAACTTCATTGAAGTTACCTAAAAACTTAATAGGGAGAGTATAACCTGGTTGGAAATATGGTACAATCTGTTCAACAATTTGAAGCATATCATCATTCAGTTTTGTATAAACTGAAAGAGTGATTGTCATGTTATATGGTACTGGGAGGTATGACTTCCTTTCTTCTGTGCCATCAGCAGATGTTACAACAAACTGCTGTGTTTGAGTAGATTTTCTGGAGGGATCGTACTGTAAATTAGTAAACTCAAAAGACATCCTAGGAAGAGTCATCTGAGTCGGATGATTCAAATCAGGATTTTGTTTTAATCTTGCAAGAAACTTTTGAGTAGGTCCATATGCAAGAGGTACTTTGATCACACTGACCACATCATCAGTATCATCTTTGTGTTTGATTTGAATTCCATTAAAAAGCGAACCAAATCCAATAATTACGGATCTAAAGATCTCGTTATAAAAATACTCAAACATTATTTTGTAGCACTATACCTTTATTTATGGCATACCAAACGGATTACTTGATGAGAAGTCTATAATTACATCTGCTTCAGACTCAATTGTGTCATTATCAGCATAAGGTGTGACTAAATCATCAGTATTTACACTACCAACAACATATTTTGCACCCGACTCAGAACCAGTTAGATACTCTCCATAAACGAAACTACCGTCAATAATTCCAACTTCCATAACATCTGTTACACCATTCCATTCTTTGACTCTTGCTGTTGATCCAGAGATAGAACCAGTTACAATTTCGTTGAATGTAAATGTTCCTCCAAGTGATACACTTGAGTCTGCTGATATTGGAGGAGTGATTGTAACTATAGGTGTGGTATCATATCCCTCACCACCATCAAGTATATAAATCGCAGTAACAATACCAGAAGCACTGATGGTAGCCACACCCACAGCAGACCTATTTGGTGATGGATATTCGGAATCAAATGTATTTGCATTTGAGTCAAATGAGTATCTATTAGAACTAAACAGTGGATAAGTTCCTGCAGTTCTACCAATAGAAACAGTTGGTGCAGTTACATATCCTGAACCTCCATCAGTGACTGTTATACTTTGAATAGAGCCATTGGTAGAGATTCCTACTGTTGCTGCAAAACCAGCACCTCCACCACCAGTAACATTAATCCAAGGTGCAACTGTATAACCACAACCAGCATTTGTTAGGTATATTGCAGGAACCCTTCCTGACTTTCCATCACATGCAGGGTATTCATAAGATACGGAAGCAATACCTGTTGCAGTGGTTCCTCCAGAAGGTGCAGATGAGAAACCAACCACAGGATTGGCAGTATAACCTCTTCCCATATTGGAAAGGAAAATCCGATTAACTGCTCCAGATGGACACCATTGGGCAGTTGCCGTAGCAGAAGTACCTGCTCCAATAAGATTCAGTGTCTGAATATAACCAATTTGTGCAATCTCATCATCAATAGTATCGATACCAGTATCAATAACTTCGTCTTCATATCTGAAGAGTTCACATCTCAATTCATAGACATATGTCTTCTTGAGTTGATAGAATGGTTGTTCATGTTCAACAAATTTAATCTCAAATAATCTATCTCCCAATGGAAAATAAATTAAATCACCTTCTTTTGGTCTAGAGGTCAATTCCATGTTTGGAAGACCTTCAGTCAATGGTGCAATATAGTTCTCAAATCTCTCTTTTGAGATAATCAATTGAAGATCATCTCTATTTTCAATACCAAATTTTGATAGGATGGTACCCTGACCAGTATATCCTTCGTAATTATCGATATATGCTTCTAAAGGATATGCATTCTTGAATTCAGACTCAATGACTTCACGAATAACTGTGTTAGTCGTGGCATATGTTCTTGGAAGATAATACACCTCCACACCATACATCTGTAACTGTTCGTTGACAAGACTCTGGATAAGGTTTTGTTCAGATCTTGTACCGTTAAGAAAAAAGGGATTTAACATATGTCATCACCCAATCATGTCAAGAGGTGGTAACTCATATGTACTCATCATTCTTTCCTGAATCCTGTCTAATTCTGCTTGTGCATCATCGTATAGTTGTCTACCATTGAACTCAATACCACCAGGAAGTTTAACACCCTGGAACTTAATTAAGTTTTGTCCCCACTGTCTCTTGATCAGTGCTGTTAGATATGGTTTGATAAATGAATCATTGTAGATTCTTGCATAATCATTGGGATCATTCATTGCCCAACAATCAAGAATTAAAAACTCACCAGCAGTTAGATCACTCCAGTCAACATCAATATACAATCGATCAGTTCTTTGATTAAAACGAATCTGTTTATGTGTGTTTAGAATAAAGTTAATTGTCTCAAGGTATGACATTGTCATTGAGTATGACAACAAATCAAAACCACCAGCACCCCAACCATTCAATCCGATAAAATCATTCAACATATACTGGTATCTTACATTGAATATTCCAGTACCCATTCCATCAGGATATTGATAGATCTTATTGACACCAATGATTGATGGAGGAATCTGAATGTAATTACTGTTCTGATAATAAGTGAAATTAGTTGTAGTACCAGCAACATTAGCAGATGCTGTTATTGAAGTGATACCAGTTGTTCCATTTTCATCCTGAGGTGCACCAGGTGGTCTTGCTCTACCTCTTTTAATATCTTCCTCAGTAATTTCATACTTCAAATAAACCTGGGTGACACCATCAAAGTGTCTCTCCTGGAAATACTGAATGGCATCATCTACAAGGTCTTCAATCTGTTCATCTGCAACATTGATCTCCAAGACTGGAGCACCCAATTGTCTTAAACAATAATCAATCAGTTCTTGTCTAGTACTAGGCTGTGCCATCTATAATGAGACCTACTTATATGTCTATTTATTTAATAAATCAGTGATAGAATTGAGCATATTCTTAATATCTGTCACGTCACTTTTTAAATTAATTACCTCAGACTGAAGAGAATCAAATTTCTTTTTATCCTCACTCAATTTCTGTCGGTTCCTCACATATGTTTCATAATCAATGTTGTTTGTATTTACAATGGCACCAGAATGGATGTCTCTATAGTAGCCATCCATTCCATCAACAGGAATCATATTGTCCATATTATGCGAATGAAAGTACTCTCAGGTTTCTGATCATTGGTACATTAGACTGATCTGTCGAAGTACCGATAATCTTAATTCTAAATGACTTGAATGGTTTTACTTCATCAATAGTAAATTTGTACTCTTTATATTGATCTTGAGTTGGTTCTGGGACATAAGCGTCAACCTTAGGAACTTTCTTATCGGGAGTACCATTATTTGATGAAATATCAAGAATAGAACCGTTGATATCAATGTTTTTGTAACCAGGGAAAGGAACAAAGATTGTATCCTCTAGTGGTACATCTTGATCAACTGCATAGAACACTCTAAGGTCACAGAAGTTTGATACATAACCATCAAGGAGAACTTGTAATGATGTTGCTGGATTCTCAAGAGTTACATTCTTAGATACATAGGTGAATCTGTTAGGATCATCTTCAGTTCCATTAACTCTAAAGTCAGCCACATAATCTGTGACGGGACGATTAACTCTGTTCATTGTATAAACAACAGATGCATTATCCAGGTCAATGACAGGACTAATTCTAGAGTTTCCTGTCAATAAAGTAAATTGCATCTCAAATGACTTATTACCAGCAAAAGTGTCACCATTCAACTGGAGACCTTCGTTTTGAGCTGAAGCAATCATTCTTTGACCATCAAAATAGTTCTTATCAAAGATTGTAACTTGTTTATATCCCTTGTCGAGATATGAGGGCTGATTGCCAGATACACTTGAAGCAGAAATTGTTCTTGCTTGTGCAATAAGATTTGTACCTTGTGGTGTTATAGTAGTAATCTTAGGTGTAATCAAATTATATGGTAAGTTGTAAGTACCCTTGACCAATGGTCCACCTGCAAGTTTGTTTTCATTGAAGTAAAGTGGTGGGAATCCTTCAGCATTTGATGGTGCTCTATTTGTACCATTTGCATTCATCTGAACCTTGACATAATAGTAGTCAAGTCCAATAGGTGCTTCATCCAATTCAGTAGAATCCACATTTGCAAGTAGATGTGAAGTGTTGATTCTTCTGAGAGACACACCATTCAACTCATACTTGTAGACAAGTTCACCAGAAGAGTGTGTTGAGATGGTTGTATTATCAATACCTCTTGTAACACCAGTCAGAGTTCTTCCATTGACACCAGTATAAGAAATAATCTCATCACCAATCTTCACATAACCTGGGTTAGTACCACCTACACCAAGATTTTCAAAAGTCTCAAAGTTTGTTGCCAATCCTTCAATGGTAATGAAGGTTGTGGTGTCAAAACCATATTGTTGTGAAAGAGTATTAGGAGTCACATCACTTCTAACATCAGAGATTGTTACTCTGTTTACGTTAGAGTAGAGACCATGATTTCTCTGGAATACTCTGATATAGTTACCCTGTTCTGTGACGGTGATAGGTGATACAGGAATAACGTCTCCACCAACACCATTGAGTTCTGTTGTAAATCCAACACTGTTTTCATAATACAGTGGGTATGCAGAATTGGTTGTAAAGTTACCCTGTACGTTATCAAGTACAAGTGTATTATTACCAAGAAGTTGATTAACAGATAGTTGAATACCAGAACCAAGATTGACACTTCCAACTTGTACTGGTGTCAATACATCACCAACAACATAACCAGAACCACCTGCTCTAACTGTTGCACCAACTGCAACTCCGCCTTGAATTGTGATATCAGCAGTTGCATTTATACCTCTACCAGTTATAGACGTTAGAGCAACTCCAGTGTAAGTAAATCCACCAGATGATGGTGTATAACCGACACCGGCATTTGTAATAGTAAAGTCAGAAGTTATAGATCCTGCAAATG